ATGGTATTTAATGAGTACATAAATTCTTTGCCAAATGTGAAGGCTGAAACAATAAAGGCTATTGCAAAAAACTGTATGGTCACAGATCTGACAGTATGGAGGTGGATAGCAGGTAAGACACAACCAGATGCTCTGAAGAAAAAAATCATAGCAGAGACTTTGGGTGTGAAGGAAAACGAATTAACATTTTAAGACATGGTAAATACAGAATTTTACACTACACCCGATGGAGCTGTGATGTATAAGCAGATGAATGAGGAGGTTAAGGTTTTGAAAATGGAAGATAGGGCTGTTGTGCAAGAGCTACTCGACATGATTCGGAATCGATATCCGAAAGCATTTGAAGCTCTCTGTAAATTGTATACTAAGTCTGAACTTAATCGTAGCTTGTACGAATATAGTATTGTATCAAGGTTCATTCGTTGCAATTTTGGGGAATACGACATGAACACGACAGATATTGATTCAGATGGCTTTTTCAGATTTGAAGAAGTTAATTGTCCTCTTCGAGGCGAGTGTATGCACGAAGGTTGTATATGCAAGCCAGAAATAGAAACAAAGTTAACTAATAGGGAGCAGGAAGTATTACGACATATTGTTAATGGACTAGATTCAAATTCTATTGCTGAAGATCTTAATATATCTCCTACTACAGTCAACAGGCACCGTGAAAATATTAAGGCGAAACTTAATGTAAGGACTATAGCCCAACTCTGTGCATATTATTATAAGAACTTTTAAAAAATGATATTTATACTATGATAAGAAAAGTATTAGATGTATGCTGTGGATCTAAGATGGCTTGGTTTGATAAGACAAATCCTAATGTCTTATTTAATGATATAAGAGATGAAGATGATGTATTATGCGACGGTAGAGAACTTCATATACATCCAGACACTCATTATGATTTTAAGAAGTTGCCATGGCCAAGTAATGTTTTTCGTTTAGTATTATTTGATCCACCACATTTAAAGCGTATTGGTGATAAGTCTTGGATGAAAAAGAAATATGGAAGATTAGATGATAATTGGCAGGAACAAATAAAAAAAGGATTTGATGAATGTATGAGAGTCTTAAAAACTGAAGGGATTCTTATATTCAAATGGAATGAAAATCAAATAAGCCTAAGTGAAGTCCTTGAAGTCATCCAAACAAAACCTCTTTTCGGTCATACCTCAGGAAGAAGTGGAGCTACCAAATGGCTATGTTTTATGAAATAAGAAGAGGGTATATATAAAAATGAATAAGGATGTAAAAGTCGGAAGAAAACTGGGAATAAATGTTGGTACGTATATAGCAAAGAATATGCGACAGAACATGACTATAGAGAGCTTAACAGCTATGACAACAATGTTAACAGTTATTGTGTTGACTTTTATTGAACGCAAATTCGGCGTTGATATAGGAGATACAATGCTAGAAGAAATAAACCAGGAATGGACACATTCTAAAAATAAACGACATGGAAACAAAAATGAAAATTCAATTCGAAGCTGAGGAAGGGCACACCTTAACTCAGTTGTTACTAACATTCCAAGACAAGCCTTTTTTTTATGACTTGCGCATGCATAGTTTTAATGCAGAGAAAAAAGGGTATGTCATTGTAGATAAAAGAAATCTGGTGGAATGTGAGAACATAATAAAACAATGCAAGGTTAAAGTCACATCAACTGCTATTTATAATGAAGAAATGTCAAAATTGCGACAATAAAGTAAATTGCGTGAATGGCTGCTGGTGCAGGAAGTTAAAGATGTATGTTGAGTATATAACTATTAATTGTGAGCAATATGGAAAATAAAGATCTAAAAGTAGGTGATCTCATTAAAGCGTCTGAGACGGGGAACGTATATTATGTTATAGCAGTAAGGAATTCTACAGTTATAAGAGTTTCTAACATAACAGATAGGTCGGTTGATACATTGAGAATACCGACGAGGAGTATTGAACCTATTCCTCTAAGTGAAGGTTTGCTAAACAGAATAGGAAGTATTGATCACTTTGGATTAGGACTTAGTTTTAAATTTAAGAAAGCATGTGTTTGTTGTTTTGAGGATGAATTTGATTTTCAAAGCAAGAATACTAAAAAAAGAATAAAGTACCTTCACGAGCTTCAGCACGAGTTATGGGATGAAGGTATAAATATTAATTTCAAAATTAAAGATATTATAGATAATTAATTAAATATGGAAATCAAAGATAAAAAAATAGATTTTGCTCAGATTGAAACTAATATAGAGAAGTTGAAAGAGCAAGGGGTACTATCCTCAGAATTTAAGCTGAGAGAGGTAACAGAACATATTGCTTATGGTTACATAGGTAAGAATACTGAAGATACCCGTGATTTTGATATAGTACTTTGGACTTGTAATGGAGAGGCTCAAATAGGCAAAGTTGGAGATAAAGAGCTTACATTATACTTCGATGAAGAAAAAAACGAACTAGCAAGTGCTTATACACATAAGCTGAAGAGAGATAAATCCCTCGATATAAAACCATTTATGAAATAATAATTATGGAAATAAATAATATAAAATTTATATAATCAATAAATACAATCAATTATGAATAAAAAAGAAAACAATGAGAGCGCTAATGTATTTAAAGAAAAATTAGCTAAAGGACAGGAGTTCTTAGATTCTTTCACAGCAGAAGATCTATTTGAGAAAATAAAAAAAATCGTAAGGAAACATATTTCTAAGGATGGGATCCCTTCCCTAGATAGTTGCACCTTTTATCGTTTAGTCATTAACGAAAAAAAACTTCGTGAGATTTACTTTAATTTTGGAGGTATACTAAATGGTTATGAAATTACACTTAATGCATGTTCTTTAACAATACAGTCAAGAAGTCCTTATCATTATGGAAAATTAGTATATAGTTGTTGCACATGCGACTTAACAAAAGATTAAGTTAATTAAAGATGGAAAGCAAAGATAAAAAAATAGTGAGTGCTAAAGTATTAAAAGAAAGATTTACAAAAGTATATGAGTTCTTTTCTTCTTACACAGTAGAGAATCTTTTTAATGAAGTAAAGAATATTGTACGAAAGCATATTCCTGAAGATGCAGTATGTTCTCTGGATAGTTGTAAGTTATATAATCTTGTTTGCACTGAAAATAAGATTAGCCAGATATATTTTGCATTTGGCGGAGCATTGTCTCGTTATGAAGTTACACTTGATGCACGACATTTAAGAATTACTGTAAGAAATCCTAATAAATGGAGTAGACCTATATATAGTTGTAACACTTATGACTTAATTAAAGATTAATTTAATAACTATAAAATATGGATAAGAAAGAGTTAAGAAAACAGTTCGTAGATGTAACATTCATGGACATTACCTTAGAATTTGTCGAGAGCAAAGCACAGATCCAGGAGCGAGTTGATAAAATAGCGAAAACCATGGAAGCAGTACCTGTTTGTGTTGAAAGTTGTGGAAAAAATCTAAAAATAGCGTTATCGAAGAAGTTTAAGGAAACTTATGATAAACTATGCAAAGGCACGAAAGTTATTGCGCATACAGGTATATGGGATGAAGTCTGTGAAATTATCAGCGATGAGCCTTTTTGGTGTGGTGGTTATGATAAATGCGTCAGAATAAAATTTGAAAAAGGAGAAGAAGAAGTATATGACATACAAAATTTAGAAATACTATAAAAATGGTCGGGGCTACTTGTGAGGAACACAAACAAGTTAAACATATGCTAATTTAAGAGAGCAGGGTTCGATTCCCTGCAGTCCCACAAATATATTAACTAAAAAATAATAAAATGAACGTAATGGATATAATGAAAGAATGTGTTAAGAATAGTAATAACAGCCAAAATGTAAAAGCGATTGTTACTTTGGATAATGGCAAGGAATATAAGCTGAGAGGCATGTGTGAATTAGAATGTGTAGAGAAAAGTAGAGAAGCTTTATTCTTCGGCATGGATGGTAGTGTATGTGGTGGATACACTGATGGTGAAAAAGATGAAGATGAAGATGGAAGAGTACATTTTTATATAAAGAAAAACCTAGGGGATATGATTAGTCTATCAATTCCTGAAAGATTTTTCTTTGGATGGGCTTACGCTTCGGATTATAAAATAAATATTTATCTTCAGACAAAAAATATAATAAATAAATCTCTGGAGAAAATTCTGAAAAGACAATAAAATATATGAGAATGTTTATAATGTTACATGATAAGATATGATGTGAACAAATAACGTAATGATATGATAGACAACAAATATATAGATGACGTAATAACACAGGTCTCAATTGAAGAGGTATGCTGCGATGCTGGCGTTGTATTTAAAAAAACACAAGGACATCGGAAATGGGCGTGCTGTCCGTTTCATCCCGAAAAAACTCCTTCCTTTTGTATAGACATAGCAACGAACAAATGGCATTGTTTTGGGGCATGTCAGACAGGTGGTAATGTAATCAGCTTCATAATGAGGAAGGAGAATATTCCATTCCCGATAGCAGTAAAGAAGCTGCTGCACGAAAAACTCAATATAGATATTGAGGATAAAGATTATCTAATAACTGATGAGGAAAGAGATCGTCAGTTGGAGATCGAGCAGATGAGAATTATTAACGATAAAGTTAATGAATTCTTTGTTAAAGAATTAACAGAACGTGACAATAAAGAATCTAAAGCCGCTTTAAAGTATGCTAAGAAGCGCTGGGGGCAAGATGAAGAGAAATTCAAGGATCTTTCAATTGGTTATGCACCTAAGACTGGATTTGTAGATTGGGCAGAACACTCTGGGCTGGATATAGAAAAAATGAAAGAGATGGGATTGCTAGGTTACAACGAAGAAAAAAAATTCACTTATGCTGCCTATCAAGAACGTATTACTATACCTATCCGAGATAAATTTTCACACATAATCGGATTTACATGCAGAACGATGTCAGATCGTGACGATGTAGCAAAGTATAAGAATTCATCAACATCCCTGATATACAAGAAGGAACAGTCTATATTCGGAATAGATAATGCTATTCGTGAAGCACGCATTAAAAATAAAATGTATTGCGTAGAAGGCGCACCTGATGCTATGCGTCTACAGTTATTAGGTATTAATAATACCGTAGCGACATTAGGGGGAGAATGGACCGAACATCAACTTGATATAATATACTCCTATACACACAATATAGTATTTATACCAGATTCGGAACCAGTAAAAAATGGTAAATTATCTCCAGGCGATGCTTATGTATGTAAGGCAGGAATAAAGGCTTTGAAGAAAGGATTCACCGTAGCAGTACGAGAGATACCGAACGGTACTAACGGCAAGGTTGTTAAAAAACAAGATACAGACTCATATTTTAAAAGTAAGACTCTATTTACTGTCCTAAAGGATGAAGAGTTTTTGTTATGGTATCTTCGCAAAAATTATTATAATGATGCTGAAGCAATGTCTGATGATACGACAGAAAATCGTATTGAGTCTATATCTGAGACATGCAAGCTGCTTGTATTAATTAAAGATGAAGATGTTCGTGATAGTTATCTGAATACGATTATTGAAGTATATCAGCACAAGAACGAATGGCAAAAGGGAATCAAGCGTGCGAAAAAACAGCAGATAGAAGAGAAGGCTAAACTTAATAAGTCAGCTAATTATGACCTGCTGAATGATTTCGGTTTTTCGGAACAGCATGGAGGATATTGGGGGATGACTAAAGATGGAGTACCAGTTCAATGGAGTAATTTCACTTTAAGACCGATGTTCCACATAAGGGATCCTTTTAATCCGACACGATTGTATTGGATTAAAAATAATGATACCCCAGAACTAATGATAGAACTTAATATGGACGAGATAACATCCTCAACTATACTACGTAAGAGATTGTTCGGTATGGGTAACTATATATGGATGGGCAAAGATGAACAGATGATAAAACTGTTAAGATATCTAGGTAAAGTTACAGAAACGGCTGATCCAATAAAGCAACTTGGTTATCAGCGAAAGGAAAACTTTTATTGCTTCTGCAATGGAGCTATTGAGGATGGAATATGGACTTCAACTGATGAATGGGGTATTCTGAAAATTAAAGCAGGACAGTTTTATTTGCCTGCGCTCTCTAAGTTATACAGTGATCAGACTGAATTGTATGCCAACGAAAAAAAATTCAGACATGTCAAATATTCTAATAACAATATAGGTATAGCAGACTATTTCAAAAAGATATGCACTGTATTTGGGGATAATGCCAAGGTAGGTCTTATGTTCTACATTGCAACTCTATTCCATGATATTGTTCTGCCGAAAAGTAGGTCTTTTCCAATACTAAATGTGTTTGGTCCGAAGGGCTGCGGTAAGACAGACTTTGCTCAGACTTTGATGGATTTCTTTTACACATACGAGCTTAAATATGAGCCTCTGTCTATAACGAATGCATCTATGCCAGCTCTATCTGATTATGTAGCTAGTGTAAGCAACGCCCTGGTACACATTGATGAATATAAAAACGGCATTGATATTAAAAAAATAGAGTGGCTGAAGGACTTATGGAACGGAATAGGTAGGTCTAAGATGAACATGGAAAAAGACAAGAAACGTGTTCAGGCAAGAGTAGATTCAGGCATTATATTGACAGGTCAGGAGATGCCGACAGCAGATATAGCATTGTTCTCACGACTTATTTATCTGACATTTGATCGTTCGGATCACACTACTGAAGAAAAAAAGAGATTCAATGATATGGATCATTACCGTCAGATAGGAACTACACATATCACGATAGAACTGCTGAAGCATCGAGATAAATTCAATATATTGTTCGGCAAAGCGTGGATTAAGGCTACCTCTGACCTACAATTAGAATTAAGTGATCAAAATATACTCGATCGTATACAAACAAACTGGACAATAGTATTAGCAACATTTTTAGCAATTAAGGATGAAGTAGATATACCATTTACCTACGAAGATTTATTTAAAATATGTGTGGAAGGTATGAAGCGCCAGAATAGTATGTGTAATAGTACCGATGAGATAGCTGGATTTTGGAGTATTATATCGGCAGCACAACAGACTGGTAAGTTTGTCGAAAGACAGGATTATATGATTAAGACTGTTGATCATATCTCTACTTCAAAAACTAAAGATGTTATAAACTTTACTCCAAGCAAACGAATATTGATGATTCGCCGAGATATATCGTTAGCGACGTATCGAAAAGAAGGTCGTGCGATGGACCAGAACACATTGCCGGCGGACTCATTATTGCATTATCTGCAGATAGCTCCTGAATTTTTGGGAACGACAAAAAATCCAGAGCGATTTATGCAGTTTTTAAATGGAACTCCAGTAACTACAGTAATTAAGGAAGAAGATGGGTTGCATTCAAGAAAAGTTTGGCATAAGGACCGACCGCTTTGTTTTGATTATGATCTGATATCGAAGAAGTATGGTATTATCCTTGATAGCGATACTGATATTAATGAAGATTACGAGAATAACAACTATAATAGTGTAGGAAAAGGTGACGGTACTATAAAAGCAAAAATAAGCAAGGAGGAAGAAAAGATAGACTTTTAGTCATTTTACATAAAATCATTACGTTATGAGCCGTGAGGGGGTAGAGATACCGCTGAACGGCTCTTTTTATATGATATATACATCCGTTTTCAAGGTCTATATTTTACGGTGTGGCATCTGTGGCATTACGGGCATTGTTGATTATCAAAGAGTTATGTCGTAAAATGGTTGGGGCATCAGTGTGGCATTTTGGGGCATTGAGTGGCAAAAGTTATGATATTGTGGCATTTGGGGCATTTTTTAAAAGGTTGTGGCATTATATATATAATATAACTCTTTAATAATCAAATAGTTATATATATATGACACAATGCCCCAATTGCTACAAATAAAATATGGTTCTCGAAAATGCAAACATTTGTTTGCTTTTTGCAAACATTTGTTTGCTTTTGCTTGTCAAAATCCCTATAATTCTGTACTTTTGTACAGGATAAAAATAAACATTTATGACTTCAAGACCTTATGTGACGACAACTGCTAATATTAATATAGAGCAATACCTTGCAGAATACGCTGCTACAAAATTCAAGCAGCATCATGATGGAGGTATTGTTATACCCTGTTCTTCGGATTTATATCATTGTGTCTGGGAACACATGGCAATAAAGAAGGCTAATCAAAGAGAGCAACATGGCAATCTTCTTATACACTTGCCGTCTCGGCGATCTTCTTCTGAATATGCTGGTAAGAACCCTGTATACTACAATTATCTATCCGATGCAGCAGCTACAGATATAGAAAAGTGCTTGCGGTTAATGTTTAATTTTGAGTTGCATCGGATGTTGCTTGAAAATGAAGAGTTCGGACACGCTTCAAAAAATATCGATCTAATTATAGATTTCAGACATGCATATTCTCTTAAATCTATATCTGAAGATGCATTACTGAAGAACTATTATAGATATAGAAATAGAATAAAGTCTAAAAAAACTCGGCATTATAAAAAAAAGAATTCAGTTTAATTTTTTTTAACAACGACGTAACCGTTGTTTTTGTCACTCAAAATTTTGCATTTAACACATATAACTATGATTGATTTTTCAAATCTCATTACAGTAGCCCCCTTGGAAGGAAATGCTACTTTTGATTTCTTAGTAGACGATTTTGCATCTTACGCCCCGACGACATCTGATGATGCTGCAGGAACGTGTTGGAATTGTGATAGAACATGGATTATTGATCTACCTTCACCAGCGGTGCTTTTATTTTTTTCTATCTACAGATCTGCTATTATAACGATACGGTCTCATGGTAGGACTTTTACTATTGGAACGAAAGATATACCAGCGAAGGTAATGATTAGTCCTAATCTTGCGAAAGCGCAAGTAATTATGACGTGTAAAGCACTCAAGCACCCTTTATTGTAGTCCTTCATACACATTATATATAGAGGTATCTTTGTATATAATTTTAAAGTTATGAAAGAATTACAAACAATTTTATTGTCGGAAAGACCGCTATGGATATCTAGAGACGGATATCTGCAGTTAATGGTAGCAGCCTTTCATCAAGACATTCATGTTCAGGATAAAGCTGTTGTGCACTCCTCTCAACTTCTTGAAATCGCTCCAAAATCTTATAGTCAAAACTCCCACGACTATCTTCAAAAGGTTGTTCAAGCTTCTTGTTTAGTTCATGATAGCGATAGCGATGAGGATGATAATCAGATATCAATAACAGATAATTTCGCCTCAAACGAAATACCTGATAATACTATCGCTTATCATCATATATTCGGAGTTATTACATCAAGTAGCTACTGGTATTTCAGTTCCAAACAACTTGAACGAGATGTTATTGCTGCAGAAGCTAATCCTGCAATATCATGTCACTTGCTGCATATTAATAGCCCTGGTGGCGAAGCGTGGTATTTGGACCGATTGAGCGAGACACTTAATGCCTGTAAAAAGCCAATTTTGACTCTATATGAAAATAACTGCTGTTCAGCAGGATATTATATAGGTTGTCATGGTCAAAAAGTCTATGCTTTAACTCAGCAGGATTATGCAGGATGTATTGGTACGATGTGCAGCTTTTACGATTACGAACCTTATTATAAAGCTTTGGGAATAAATCTCGTAGAAGCGAAGTCAACTAATTCAGATCTTAAAAATAAAGTATTCGATGAATTGCGTGACGGCAAACCACAAAATTTTATCAAGAACTTCCTTGACCCACTGAATAATCAATTTTTGACTGAAGTTAGAAATAAGAGAAGTAAATTATCTTCACTTGAAGATACTGCCCCTGTCTTAAGAGGTGAGACATTTATTACTAGTCCTGCCATTGAGATAGGACTTTGCGACGAATGCAAGACCTTACAAGAAGTTATTGCAGAAGCAGATCTGATAGGTAAGGAATTCACATCTACGACAAAACTTCAAAATTCCACATATAAATTATTTAATAATTAGTTATTTATGAATGTTAAAGAAAAAATTCAATCTGTGCTCGAAGCTTTAGGCTTCACGCAGAAGTTTGCAAAAAACAAACTCACAAGCGAAGAATTCAATTCTCTCGTTGTTGAGTATCAGAAGAAGTATAAGAGTACTCTGCAGGATGATATTGCTGCAGAAGATTCTGCAAAACAGCATGAAGAGCAGGCTCAGCAAACACAGCAATTGCTGAACCAAATTCACTCTGTGCTAAAAGAAGGTGAATCTACTGAAGAGGAAAATCCTACTCAAGGAGAGCAATCGGCTGCAACTATTTCTAGCGTTATTGATGATATTAAAAATCTAAAGTCAGAAATTAAGTCTCTTGCTGCTCAACCAGCTGCAGATATTCCTGTTAATCAGGCTGCGGTAACTCCGCTTAACATTAATGGTTTTGGAGATTCAAAACAGTATCTTTTCGGCATTGAAAATGAGCTGTTCAATATGAGTACTCGCTGGAATAAGATTGCTCATGATCCTCGTTGCATCAATAGCATGCCTGTAGCTGATGAAGAAGCAGATGGCAAGGCTTTCTATTCTGCAGTTAAAGATTATAGCAAGTCATTGTATCAGCGTTATTCTTTCCTTGCGCAAAATCACATGCTTGATGCTAAGGGACTCGCTGCTGGTACTTATTCAACAAATTATGATGGAGTAGACAATGCTGGTGTCGGTAATCAGTTTGTCGTATTGCGTCAGGATGCTCTTATAGCTCGTGTTATAGCTCTTCGTGATATAACACAGTTCTTCCCAGTAGCATACGGATATCAGGACCGTGACCTTGTATTCAATTCTTATTTTAGCGAAGTTTCTCAGGCATATCAGCAGGGAGAAGTATTTAAAGGCGGAATGAGCATCTCTAATCAGATGGGATATGTTGATGATGCGATGATTAAGCTAGACTGGGGACCGATGAAGAACCTAGAACGTAAGTATATCGGATATCTAAATAAGGAAGGTTCTGATCCAATAAAGTGGACCATGATAGAATTCTGCCTCCTTAATTCGTTGAAAACAGCGCAAGCTGAACAGAACAAACGCCGTATTCGTGGTATTTACATTGAACCTGAATCTGGTATTCCTGGTAGTTATCTTAATGCTGCCACTGGTATAGTGTACACTCTTCTACGCTATAAGCATGAGTATAGCCTTAAACCTCATGACGACGGTAGTTATCGTAGTTATACACAGTCTACAATGCTTGATGCTGTCACAGAGTTCCTAAGTGATGTTCAGACTTCAGTGTCGGAAGATACAGATCTTGACCAGCATGTTCTATATCTCAATAAAACTCATCGCCCTTGGTGGATTAAGTGTATCCGTCAGGTATATGGTAAAGATATAGATTTTACAGGTCCTGATAGCTATGCGAATATAGTTCCTGACACTGAGACTAAGATTATCTGGCTGCCTTATCTAGGTAACTTGCCTTTTATGTTTATGCAAGTTCCTGGTAATATCCAATTTCTCGAAAATTTGCCTGGCGAAATGTTCAATATGAAACTTGAGCAGCGCATGGAAGTTGTAAGAGGTTGGACAACATGGAAAGAAGGTACTTCTGCTGCCTACACAGGCAGGAAGTTCTCAAATAAAGCGGATATGGATGCTAATTCTTATGCTTTCCAACAGATTTTCATGAATATGCCCGTCACATCAATTGTAGCTGCTGTAGATGCTAATAATGGTTTTTGGCAGATTATAGATTCTAAGACAACCATTACTGATATAATAGACATTGCAAATGCGAAGGCTGGTGTAGCCTATTGCATTGAAGTTTCTGATGCATCAAAGAATGTATCCATTTCTAAGGCTGCTCAATTTGCAAAAATTACGGCTGAATGGAAGCCAACAAAGGTTGGGGACTACATTCTTGTTACTGTTGCAAGCGACGGAACTTTCCTTGAGCTGGAACGTTGTGTTGATGGAACAAGAACTATTAATCAGAAGCTTCAGCCAAATGTTCCTGGTGGAAGATAAATAACTTACTTACGTAGTGAAGGATTTTTCCTTCACTACATAATTTCTTAATTATGAAAACAAATAAAAATATCAAAAAAGGATATCGCAAGTATACTCCTGTTAAAGGCAGAAACTATGCGATTAAGCAGCAATGTAATCTATTCTTGACAATGCTTGCTGTCGTGGCATTTGTGTTAATCTTACAATCGTTTGCAGAATCGTCTTTTATTTGCGCTGGTGGCGCTGGTCTGTCTCTAGCAAGTATGGCTATGATAGGACACATTGCAGACGTTGGAGATGCTGATACACATGGTTCTGATATCTCATATTTTGTGTATTTGATATCGACAGATCAGATTGACAAGACAAAGAATTTTCCGCAACCTAATGCTAATCGAGAGGTTGCACCTTTACCATTGCTGGATGGTGAAATACCGCACTACTTCGAAGCTCACGATATCCCTACGTTTACGGGAAGCACAGAAAAGGGCGATATCACTACAACAGGAGATAATTCTTTCGTTATCATCATGGGAGGTGCCCGTGTTGTTCTCTACAATTTTATTGAACAATTTAGCGGTGGCAAGTTTATCATTGTATATAAGCATATTAAGGACTCTCAGTGGCATATTATTGGCGAACTTGAACGCCCTATGATCTTAAATAACACTGAAACAAAAGATGATAAGGATGGTCGATATTCTACGTTAACATTTAAGCGCTCTTCTGTCAATCTACCACTCTTATATCTCGGCAATCCTCAGGTAACTGCTGCTACACAAGTTGCTGCAGATGCAACAGATATAGCGATATCATCAGCATCTAACACTTATAAGTTGCAGAATGGTACTTCCGCTTCTGTTGCTGTTAAGACGGTGTCAGGTCTTACTAATACTGATAAGGGCAGATATATAACCGTTGTCGGTACAGGTACAGATAAGGCTGCTACTATTGCAGACGGAACTACATTCGTACTTGTTGACGGTGCCACATTTACTGCTAAAAATGGCTCTAGTATAACTTTTAGAGTTGTTGACGCAAATACTCTTGTCGAGTTAACTCGTACTGAAGTTGGATAATTAATCTGATGGCATGGATAAAACCATGCCATCTTAAACTTTATAATTATGTCGTATAGTAACAAAGAGAAATTACATTATTTCCAGCGCCTCCAGAATTCTGAGGCTTCAGAACATGATTTGGCTCTTCTTTCCAAAAAAACAGATGCTAATATCGATAAATATACTCGCAGTCCTCGTAGATATGCGGATGATATTCTATACGCTCTTCTTGAGTTGTTTCCTGTATCTATAATTGTCAGAAATCGCAGAGAATGGGCTAGACGTGAAGCTGATGAATTGAAAGCAAAGAATGGTGAAGGCACTGGCGCTGATAAGACTGAGACCAAAGATGGTGAAGGCACTGGCGTTGATAAGACTGAGACCAAGGATGGTGAAGGTACTGGCGTTGATAAGACTGAAACCAAAGACGGTGAAGGCACTGGCGTTGATAAGACTGAGACCAAGGATGGTGAAGGCACTGGCGTTGATAAGACTGAGACCAAGGATGGTGAAGGCACTGGCGCTGATAAGACTGAAACCAAAGACGGTGAAGGTACAGAGGATACTAAACCTTCAGCACCTGAAGAACCAGGAACAGAGAAACCTGAATCTACTGGTTCTGGCGATGAAAGTGTAGAAGAATCACCTTCAGCACCTGAAGAACCAGGAACAGAGGAACCTAAATCTACTGGTACTGGCGATGAAAGTGTAGAAGAATCACCTTCAGCATCTGAAGAACCAGGAACAGAAGAACCTGAATCTACTGAGACAGACGATTCAAAAAAAAAGTAATACAAAAGGAAGAGGAATATCCTAATATTATCTGGCAAAACCTTTCAGATCTAGATGTTCAGACTGCCACTATTATATATAATGATAGAATAAACACCTATCACCAAATGAAGCAACTCGACATAAAGCTTGAGAAAAAACCGTCTGCGCAGCATGTTCAAGAACTCGCTGAATGTAGAATTCGTAATTTACAAGCATTTGCCGAGTTGCAATCTTATAATGACAATGGTAAATTTTTAAATAAACATCCTTTGCTATTTGGTCGGTCTGAATTTTCCACTCTTAAGAAGTTGTTTGAGACTGATCCTGCTGAATTTCTTAGACAACACAAGAATGTGCTTGATAACATCAAGCGATACAAGTGTTTTATGAAGCGGGCGAGTCGAAAGGATAAAAAGGCATCTGATAAGCAGCATCTTGAACAACATCAGGAGCGTGAAAGATTATTTAGGTTAGTCCTCGAACAAAAAAAGTGAAAATATGGAAAAGCTAATAGAAGTCTATAATTTGGGCAGTTTACCAACTGCCCCGCTGGACTCATTCTTAGAGCTGCAGGAAGATTTTAAAAAATCAGATCCTGACAAACTATCGAAACTACAGATGCTCATCTTGACACGTGGTTTCAAGTACTCATTCAAAGCATGGAGAGATGCAGACGGTAAACTATGGATTATCGACGCACATCAGCGACGGAAAGCCTTGCTAGCATTGCGCAAGTCTGGATTTATTATTCCAGAAATACCATACGAGCCTATTCAAGCGGAGACAAAGCAGGAAGCAGTTGAGGAAATCGCTGCATATAATTCAGAATTCGCAACAAAGAACCCTGATACCATCTTATTTCAGAAATATAAGATTGATACCGATACTCTCGGTAGGTTTAATTTGGGATATGAGGTGAAAAACACTGACTTTTCGGATGTTGGCGCAAAATTGTTCGAAAATGACTCGCAAATGGGGGATATAGTCGAGGATTCAGGCGACTTAGACCTTGGAGATACTGAATCAAGTGTTTTTGCCATGCCTGGTGATGTTTATAGACTTGGAAATAACCGCCTTATGTGCGGTGATTGTCGTTCTAAAGATGATATAGTCGTGCTGATGAACGGGCACTATGCTGATATGCTGCTTACAGACCCACCTTACAACGTTAATTATGAGGGAGGGGATGATAATAAGCTAAAAATACAGAATGACAGCATGGAGAATGATACATTTAGCCTTTTCCTACACCAAGTATTCTCACTTATGTTCGCTATTGTTAAGCCTGGTGGATCGTTCTATGTTTTTCATGCGGATTCAGAAGGAGAAAATTTCCGAAAATCCCTTCGAGAGACTGGCTTTAAAATCGCACAGTGCTGCGTCTGGGTAAAAGATAGTCTTGTTATGGGTAGACAGGACTACCAGTGGCAGCATGAACCATGTCTGTATGGATGGAAGCCTGGTTCTGGACATTACTGGAATACAGATCGCAAGCAGACTACTGTATGGAACTTCGATAAGCCACATGCTAGTAAAATCCATCCGACCATGAAGCCTATTGCCCTTATGGCATATCCTATTGTAAATTCAAGTAAAAATGGTGATATCGTTGCCGATTTCTTTTCTGGTTCAGGCTCAACAATTATGGCTTGCCAGCAAACGGACCGCATAGGCTATGGAATGGAGGTAGATCCTCGGTATGTATCAGCTTCTGTTAAGCGATATATGGCGATGTTTCCTTCACAACCTATACAGCTTGAACGAGGTGGCAAACTCCTCACTCTTGAGGAAACCAAAAACATAATATTATGTCAACAGAATTAGACACTCTTACTCTTGGTGAGGAATATATAATTAAAGTACGTACGTTCGGGGCTCTGGCTTACACCCCTGAACGTATATGTAAACTACTGCAGCTTAACCGTCGAGATAGTCTTGCACTGCAATACCGTATCTCTCAACCCGGGGATACGTATCATACAGCGTATAATAATGGCGTGGCACTCGGAGAATACAATATCGATGCCGAACTTGCCAAAAATGCTGAAGCTGGAGATTTAGATTCTATCGAAATGTTGGAAGCTAGAAAAACAGAGCGTCTAGAAAAAACTATACGCAAAGAATTATTTGGAATTTAGATTATGACGAACTTAGAAAAAATTGGTAAAATCCATCCTGATCTTATCTCTGCTTTTTTTGCAACAGGGAAAGGAGACGGCATCCCTGCCGACATACAGATGTTCCTGCAGCAATTGCAGTGGGCAGCCGAGATATTTGAATTTGAAAGAAATATCACTAGAGCAGCTACTAAACTACGTATGCGTATCAATGCTCAACAGAAGATAAAAATTGAGACACGTACGTGTATGTCTAGGGTGTATGAAGCTATCAATTATTTCAACGTAGACTGCAATGTTCCTATTAAAATATGGGAAAGCAACTACGCCAATAAGTATGAAGACCTTGCTAAACTATGCGCTATAAAGGGGAATTACAAGGACATGAAGTCCTGTTATGATGCAGCCCTAGAATGTCGACGTCGCTCAAGCGAAATTGCCGAAGCTGACAAAGACCTTGGAGTTACATTCCTGATCTCTCCTGAGATACAACCCGAGGATTTGGGCTTCACTAAAAAATCGATGAAAGAAATCGCAACGAAAAACAATCAAGGTTTTTATATAACACTTATTAACAATCTTCCGATAGAATCGTCTGAGAAAAAGAGACTTCTACGTGATGCTGATATCGAAGATGCACAAATAATAAACGATATTGAAAATGGATAATTCCGAAGATTTTGAAAGATTCTATATGAATGCTGTGCAGATTCTTGCTAATGTTGTTGATTCTAACATATTAATAGCGGAATGGGCACGTGCAACTGGTAAGACTGAGGGCGTTATGACACCTCGTATTATCAGAGTAGCCAATGATATGCCTGGTGAACTTTCTTTTCTTGTACACAAGACTTATGTCGCTTTGCTGACTAATGTCTTTCCAAATATTCAGGCATCGTTTGCACAACCAGTGATGGTTAATGGGCAGCAACGACCGCTTCTGCAGTATGGTATTGATTATGTGGTTGGGGAAACAAAACTACCATCGCATTTTCGCCTACCTAGATATCCTATATCATATCCAAAGCACTCTGTTGTATTCAGGAACGGACATCACTTGCAGTTTGTTAGTTCAGACCAACCTGAGTCTGTTGCTGGTCGTAATGCGGTGCATGCCTTTATCGAAGAGATGAAGCACAACCGTGGCGAGAAATTGAAAACACGATTATTCCCTTCTCTTCGTGGTGGTAGTGCTAGTATTCGCCAATCTGCTTATTATGAAGGTATTACGGGTGTTAGTGATACCGCACGTGTTGATTTAGGTGAAGACAATTGGTTTGAAGAATATGAAAATACTATGGACGCACGGCTTGTGGAAGAAATTGCGACCGTATCTTTGTCACTGAATAAGTCTATCTACATGCTATATAAGCTTAAATCAGAGCTTAAGCAAACCAAGAACCCTGTTGCTCTTGATGAAATCAGAATTGAAATGGCAAAACTACAGCATACTATCGATCTGTGGAAGCCAAGACTAGCGGATATGCGTCGTAATTCTATATATTATATACGTGCATCATCTTTTGCGAATAAAGATATTTTAGGACCTAAATTTTTCAAAACACAGTTAGATACACTTGATGTTGATGAGTTCCTTACTGCTATTTGTTCAATTAGGCGTAAGGAAGTTACTAATAAGTTTTTTTCTACATACGACAAAGAAATTCACACATTCAAAGATAGTTATCTATACGATTCTATATTGAAGTTTGATTTGAAAGACCAATTTACTTTAAGTGCTTTTTATCTAAAGCACTATGATAAGAGCGAACCTATTTATATCGGCTATGACCCTGGTGCATTCTCTTCTATTATTTGTGCACAAAAGAAAGATTTTGGACAAAGGCTCGATATAATTAAAGAGTTCTGGGCTTGCTTACCAGATGAGCAGGATAGTCTTGCTAAACAATTCTTTGACTTTTTTGGAAGTGACGCTACTAATCGGATGATACATCTTTATCCAGACCGTGCAGGTAATAAGAAGCGTGAAGAACTAGAGCAGATAACAACCGATAGTCGTGCGCTGCAACATGCGCTTGAGTCTTATGGTTTTTTGGTTATCCTACATAATGAGGGGCAAGGAACAATTTACTATTGGCAACAATTTAAATTGTGTCAACTTCTGTTCAATAATGGTAGCCGTAGTTATCTTCCGATTATACGAATTGATGAGAACGAATGTAAAAACTTATGTTCAGCGATATTAATATCTCCACTCGTTAAAAAAAATGGAAGCATAGCGCTTGATAAAAGTTCGGAGCGCAAAGAACCTTTGCGAAAACAAGCAGGACTAACAACGCAGTTGCCGAGTGCCATGATATATCTACTTTATGGCTTATATAGTGACCTCGCCAAGAATGAATTATCATCAATTCCTGACAACTTACCTGAAAACTTATCAATGTGACGTATATAAATATAGATAATGACCTAAAAAGTATGTGATTATTGCTAATAATTGCCCCTATTTACATAGGTTAAAAACATAAGTGGCTGTTAGCTAGCACTTTAGGTTGTTTGGCTGGCAAAAACAAAAAAAGCACCTCACGGAAATGAGCACGCACCGCTGAATAATGGATATGAGGTGCAAATCGAAAGATCGACGGAAATATGACGTTAGGGCACTTTGGTCCTTTGCCTTCCCTCACATTATATATAAATTCGCATTATGAAAAAGACGGTTGATGAAATGGATGGCACTAATGCAATGCAATGGGCAAGAGAGATAAGTAAGTTGCCTGATGGTTACTTTACTGTCGTCTTTTTTCAGTACAACCGAACTCAGCAGGTAGCATCTGATAAACTCGTGGTAAAAGTGCACTGCAAATACAGAACACAGTTGCCTCGCGAACGCTACTCGGTTGACTCAGAGAACTACTTTCTTTTCGAGGACGAGAACGGAGAACCAAAGATGTGTTATCGTATCCTAATCAGATACATGGGCTTTCCGCAAGATGGATATAAACTACATAAGATAAATTGGTTATGAAAGATAGTATAGAGGTTAGAGGTAATGCAGGTTGCTATCTAAATGATGGAAACGTTATCTCATTTCAAATGGGCGAAGGTCAACAGATCTTTGACAGTCCTGGTCTAATGATACCTACGAATGGTAGTATGATGCCATTGCACGAGCATACATATCTTGGTGTTGCAGGATATCAGGTTTGTTGTCGTGGTCATAATAATGCATTGGTCGATGAAGTTACTCGTGACATCAAGCAGAACCGTCTCCTTCCTAGATTATACGACAAGGAAATTAAAATGCTATATGGTCATGGTCCTGCAGTATTCCGTGAGAATATAGTAGACGGTAAATTAAAGAGAGAGTATGAGAAGATACCTGCGATATCAGACTGGCTTAATAGTTGGCAGGACAGAGGTATAGAATGTTCTGTACAGGAATTCGCTAAGGCTTGCATTAAGAACTACTATTACTTTAGAGATGTATTTGTTAAGTGGCGGTTCTCTCGTGGCAAGAGACTAGGCATGATGCCTGTCGCTGGTCTTGAAATTCTTGATAACAGATATTGCAGACTTGCTACAGATCGTACTGATGTCGCAAGTCAGTTGACAACTTACAGTGACTTTAACTATATTGCTTACGGTCGTTGGGGATATGGAATTGGAAGCTATAAAATCTATCCGAAGTTTAATCTCTCGCAGGTTGATAAGTATAATAATGTTGCAATATCCCATCATAGAGAACGTAGTGTAGATGAGTTTTACGGTGTGAACGAAACACACCAGGGCGCACGACCTTACATACAAGGTAGTAACGAGACAGCGAAGTATATCAATTCCTTCTTAAAGAATTCAATCGCTGCGAAGATCCATGTAATAATACCTAACGCATGGGTGGCTTCTAAGCGCAGTCAGATTGCTAAGTTATGCGATGAGAATAAATCCCGAAAGGCTAAGAAATTAGATCCTCTTACTTATAATGGTATAGATATTGGATTAGATTATCGAGAATCTACTCTGATTAAATACATGAAACTTGAACTCCGCAAGATAAGTGATTATTTGAGTGGCGCAGATAATCAGGGGAAAGCTTATTCTACCGTCTCTTTCACAGATGGGCAAGGGCATGAACAGACATGGAAGATAGAGACTATTGATCTGAAGTATAAGGAATACATTGAAGCTTTAATATCTTACGATAAGCGTACAGAAGAAGCGCTACTCTCTTCAGTAGGTCTTGATGCAGCGATATCTGCTGTTAGTAAAGATGGTATAATTAGTAAGTCCGGGTCAGACTCTTACTACAATTATCTTATCTATATCATGAGTCTTACCTCGGAAGATGAGATATGTGCTGAACCTTTGAATCAGGTGCTGAAGGTTAACTTCCCTCAATATTACAATCAGGGATATCGCATTGGATTTTATCGAGAGGTTCCAGAACGGCAGGAGGATATTTCGCCAAATAACCGTATAAACAAACAACAATCATAGTTATGTTACAAGATATATTCGCAGATCTAGCTACTTTCGGCAAGTATGCTGCAGGCATTGATACGACTTTAAGCCTGACAGACTTAGAGCCATCTGGCAAAAGTGCACAAAAAAGAATCTGCTCTATCATTACTGATAGAGTTTATAAATCAATTGTTGATTCCAAAAATGAAGATCTACTTGATTCATTGCGTGGTGCAGTCGCTAATCTTACACTTAACATTCAGCTTGTTTTCTCGGCTGTAAAAAGACGCATGGATGATGTAAATCTTTATAAATATGAGCTCGAAGATATGCGCCGTGCGTATGTTGAGAACTATTATAACAGTATTGATACACTGATTCGGCAACTGTCTGAACAAGATAATTCGGAATGGAAAGAAACTCGATATTATAAGCTAATAACGAGCTGCCAGATTAAATCTGCAGATGAATTTGATACGATATATCCTATAGATGGATCATATCTATTCTACTTCCGTACAGTTCCGCTGCAGAAGGAATCTATCGACGAACGATTCTCTACATATTTTCAGAAGGCAAATGATAATGAGAATATTCTTGCAATGTTAAAGCTCGCCCTTGCAAAAAAAATAGTAGCAAAGGCTCTGATGAGATTCGATATATTAGAGTTCCCTGCAACAATACGTAACTTGTTCGCTGAAAACAAGAGTACCAGGCAAGGCAAAGATGAACGTGATGCTGCTGTTACTCTCTCTCAGACCCTTGATAATGAAGTTGATGCGCTTATTCAGTCTGTAGATACACTGTTGTCTACGACCGAAACTTCAAATGATTTTTGTTCAAGCTCTGCATTCAATACACCTGATGATACAATATTTATGATGCCATGACGGATATCGAACTTTTTGCAAAAGGGAAAAAATATGTAATACCTAACAGCTGGGATGCATTGAATTCTGATGTCTATATAGGACTTGTCAAAAATCTGTTATTGATGAGCGCTGGTCAACTCAGTGCTGGGGAAGTTCGCATCAGATTACTTTGTGCTCTGATGAACTGGAAATTAGAAAAATTCAAAAAAGAAGATTCTATTGCAAGTCTTGTGGCACTATCAGAGCAGTTAACATTCTTGTTTACTATTCAATATCCTGATCCAGAAGTTTTGTCAGTTTTAAAATCTGACGAACGTGAAAAATATCTTCGAGTAGATCCTTTTTCCATTAAAACAAGATATGCGGATATCCTTAAAAAGCAAGACTATCGATATGTTGTAGATTTGTGCTTTGCAAAGCAGATGATTCCAGAACTTAAAGTCGGAGGAAAAGTATACAGGGGATACGATATTGATACTAGCTATAACACGTTAACCTGCAGCTTAACCGCATTGCAATACATCGAAGCTCGTTGTATCGATATTGATAATATAGAGACATTGCCTTTACTCGTTGCGATATTATATTATCCTCGTAACAAGGCTTATGATTCAGGATGTGCACATCGACTTGCCAAGAGGTTCTCTCGATTATCAACAGAAGTTCTCTATGCAATATCATTCAACTTCCAAGCCTTCAATAACTTTGTTTTTACACAAACAGACTTTTCCCTGCTCACAAAATTCAAACCGCAGGCAGATAAATCTATTACTACAGATGCATCTGATGCTTTATATGAATTATCAAAGGATGGACTTGGAGACGCTCGACAAATTGAACAGATGAATATTATCACGTATCTGCGTGTACTGCGTAAAAATACCATCACCGCTGTTAAGTCTCTCAGTGGAATGGGAATGGATAAATTGAAGATAAGTACAGAGGTAGGCTTACCTATCAATATAATAGATAATATATTATGATTCTTGATATTTTTAAATATTTCGCCAAATTTCCTGATAAGGAAGGTGTTAAGGCGATGGCTACAATGGGCTCTAGTAGTATGTCTGGTTATGCTGACCTTATTACATGGATTAACAACTTGCCTGATTCTGGATTGATTCCGGATCTTAAAAATTATGTGTATGGGCAATCGTTAGAAGAGCTGAAGTCTCGTATTGGGAATTTATACGGCAGTTGGCTATTTGTTGATTATGGAGAATTTTCAACTACAGACAGCGGTAATTCTATGCGTACGTCCGAGAAAATAGCTATAACAATAGCCTGTAAGATGAACACCACATCCGACCAGCTCGAAAAAATGCTTGTTGCAGAATCAACATTGCAAATGCTTCGCAATCTATATGCTCGTTTGATTTCTGATGCAGAAAATGGAGACCTGTTTTTTTCTTCTCGTGAGAACATCAAGAACTCCGACATTGTGCCTTTCGTTGCGTCAGAACTTAATTCTGTTGGATGGACACTCATGATTGATTGTGATGCGTCTGATTCTCTTAAAATAAAGGAGTTGAGTCGGTCCTTTGATACTACTAGGTAATATTGTAATTTTGTAACATAAAACGAATTAAATATGAAAAAGATACCAATGATATGTTTTGTTTCTCTTCCCCTTACTGTTATTGTAGATTCGTTTAAATATATCTACAGCGATTGGGAATTTGCAAAATGGATAGGAGTTGCCGTTTTGCTCGACACGGTTTTGGGCGTCATCAAGCACTTTATACATAAGGACACTAATTCTGATGATTTCTGGTCAGGTTTCTGTCGCAAGATTTGTGCATATATCGCACTGATGATCTTAACTAATATCCTTACGAACTTTCGTGTGAATGGGAGCGTTGTCGGTGAGACGCACTGGATGAGTAATTATCTATGTACATTCATGATAGTGCGTGAAGCGATCTCGGTGATGGAAAATATAAATGCTATCATCAAGATACTTCCATCTGGTCTCCTTAAAAGGTTTCGGGACTTCAACGATGCTGGAGAGTACATTAATAGTAAGAAAAATAAAACAGAATAAATATGGCTACAATTACGCAGCGTGCATTTGCACGCAAAGTATATGCTGCAGCTCAGGCTGTAGACATTGCACCTGAATTTGAGACCGCTCAAGCTATACTTGAATCAGGCTGGGGAAAGTCTGCGGTTGGCAAGTATAACCTATTTGGCATCACAAAAGGCTCTTCGTGGACTGGCAAGACTATCCTGGTACTCACACATGAGTATTTCAATTCTCCAAATGTTAAGTTCGTGGCTCCTGAAAAGGTAGTATCTGTGTGCAAATGCCAAAATTCTGATCGATATTATTATACTGTTTATCGCTTATTCAAAGACTTTTCTTCGCTCGAGGATTGCTTGAACGAACATGCAAGATTACTGCAGAAACCAGGATATGCAGATGCGTGGAAATATCGACACGATGCAGAGACTTTTGCACGTAAAATCTGTGATAATGTCGGCTGTAAGTATGCGACAGATCCTAATTATCTTCCCACAATGCTCAATTTAATCAAAACAGTTAGATCATTATGTCAAAAATAAATTTGTATTTAGTTGTTTCAGTTCTCCTCCTGTTGGCGTCCTTCAGCGCTTCTCTGTATTATCTTAATATCGAGAAGGAGGAGAATCATCGCTTAAAAGGTAATCAGGAAATCCTTATGAATAAAGATAAATCATTCTCTGTTATCAGCAAAAACGGACTGCATGGAGGAAGTACTGAAGCTCTTAATCTTAAAGTCAGTGAGTTAACTCATTCAAAAGATTCCCTGCTGGATATTGTAAAGAAGTTGGGCATTTCAAAGAATAGACTGTTAGAAACAAGCCAGACCGTTTCAAATCTTCAAACGTCAATAACGACTCAAGTACGTGATAGTGTTGTTCCTGGTAGAGTAGACACGCTTCGTTGTATCGATTACCAAGACCCCTGGTTAAAAATGTCTGGTTGTATTCAATCTAAGATTTTTACGGGCGTGATACTCTCTAGGGATACACTTACAACTATAGTACACCGCATTCCAAAGAAATTTTTGTTCTTTAAATTTGGGTGCAAAGCTATTGACATGGATGTAGTAACATCTAATCCGCATTCTAAAATCATATTCTCAAAATATATACGATTGGAATGAGTTCCATTTAATAGTTGTTTTATTGGTTGGCCGATGCATCACTGCATCGGCTTTTTTTTATCGTTTTTTAGCTTTAGCTAAACTAGTCTAACTGTCTGATAATAAAGGCTGTAGTACTACTTCATGTGCGTTAATTGTGTTACCTTAGCATTATAAAAATAAAACAAAAAGGTAATAAATTATGAATGAACAAATTCAAAACATTCTTAACGAGAATGGCACAAAAACAGAAAAAATTCAGAAGCTTTTGGCTTTAGGTTTAACACGCAGAGCTGTAGCAGACCTTGTAACTAACGGTAATTACGGATTCGTCCAGAATGTATATGCTCGCATGATGAGGAATATTGCTACGTCAACCGCACAAACTGCAGCAACAGTTGTACCGAACTTAGATTATACTTTCAGCCGTAATTTTGGTGTTGAGATAGAGGCTTATAACTGCAGTAAGCAGAAGTTGGCACAGGAACTTACAGCGGTCGGCATTAACGTAAGAGTAGAGGGATATAATCACACAGACTCTACAGAACATTGGAAACTGGTAACCGACGGCAGCCTTACTGGCAATGAAAGCTTTGAACTTGTCAGCCCTATTCTTCACGGAGAGGAAGGTCTGAAGGATTTGGAAAAAGTATGCTGGGTGCTAGAACTTTGCAACGTTAAAGTTAATGAAAGTTGCGGACTCCATATCCACATGGATGCAGCAGATTTTACCATTACTACTTGGAAAAACCTAGCCTTGGGGTACAAGAGACTTGAGAAGGTTATTGACGCATTTATGCCAACCAGTAGACGCAATAATAGATTTTGTGAAGGTTTTGAAGACATCACGGAACATAATATTAAAAATGCGGTTACCATCTGCGATTTGAGAAGAGCATTTGGAAATGATCGCTATCATAAGGTTAATCTTGAAGCCTACGCAAGACACAGAACGGTTGAATTTCGCCAACACGGTGGCACAACTAATTTTGTGAAAATGAGCAGTTGGATTCATTTTCTCGCAAAATTGATTACCTTTGCAGAGCAAGGAGAGGTTCAACCAAGAACAACACTTCAGAATATACCTTTCCTTACAGGACGTGAAAAAATATATTTTAAACTGCGCACAAGAAAATTGGCATGAAAGAAAAGAGATATAGATTAGCGGACGGCGGTATAATTACCGCCTCTACCGCAACAGAATTTGTTCGTAAATTGCATAAGAGCAGTTACTTTGAAAGTAGGGGTACAGACAACGAATATATGATTTCTTTTTGTGATCGATATCACCTGTTGTTCGGAAAGGCGGTAAACATTTCAACACCAGAGTCTTTTCTTTCCGATCTGCTAGAACAACGCTATGTGGAAATTATAGAGTAAGTCCTTCAGTATATCTTTTTGTGCGTAGTGTTCTATTTATCATAATCAATGTGTTTTGTTTATTTTTATAAATATTTTTGCCTTGTAGTTAATGTGTGTTATAAGGGGCTGTGTCTGTTTTGACACAGCCCCAATTGTTGTCAGAACCAAATTGAATTTATTATTTTTACAATTGTGTAAATTATATAAATAATTATATAACTGATTTTTAAAATTTTCATAGTCTTTTTAATGTCATTTCTTTTTTTCTTTTTCATTTGAATAATTTATATATTTATTTTTTATTAAAAATGTAATTTATAATTTTCATTTTTAAACACTTATTTATATAATAATAAGAAAAAGTTATTACTTTTGCAGTAACTTTTTAAATAAAAACTATGAAAAGATTATTTTTTTCACTCCTGGTAATGATGTTCGTAATATCTTCTTTCGCTCAGCATCCAACAAAGTTAGAACTTGATTCTCTTAATTACAGACTTAATAATCTTAAATGGGAACCTTTCATCGAGTTTAAGCCAGCAATGATGATACCCTGTTATGCTAATGATTCTTGCACGAAAGAAAAAACTTTACCAGAAAAATTGCAAATATTCATTCTCAAAAAATCAAAAGATAGATACCTTTGTACGTCTTACGGAAAGGTTTTCTATATTCCTACCTTTTTTGTGATAGATACACCTTTTGACATAGATAAAAGGCTGGAAGATAAATGTGAACTTTACAAAGAAACGATTTTAATAAATTCTTTGAGGTTTTCGATTAATCAATCTGAAAGCATCAATAAGGCTTTAAAATCTTATAATACTGAAGGCTTGCCCCTTTCTTATTCTCAACAGATTATATATTTTTTCTTAGAGGATATAGAATCTTTCCCTGGTATTGACGAAATAATGCCCAAAATGTAATTTTTCTACCTTATTTCCATTGCGCATTCAAATATTCTTCTTATATTTGCAATGTCAAAACAGCGATTATGTCGCAAACCGAGGGAGCAAGCGGTTCTTGCCCAACATTAGTTAGGGCTTTTTTTATGCCCAAATTAGACTTAAGATATTGGCGGTTGCCATCCTTGTTGATTTTTGCCCTCGGGTGATATCACGCTGTTTTGACGAACGGGGATGCGCAACCGCTTTTTTGTGCTCCAAAGTTGTGAGGTTACCAATAAGTCAAAACAGCGTGATATGGAAACAATAACCATTCGCCAGCGTCGTTCAGTACGCACCTTCAGCATGAAAAAATGGCTGAAAAGTAAAAATGAACTAAATTCTGCTCTATTGGGAGAGCTAGTAACTAATTCTCAAACCTTAAAGGTTAACAATGCTCTTTTGGCATTTTTCCTTTTTGTGGTATCTGCAGGCAATATCTCTTTTTGGGCCATTCCTGCATTCTTGTACTTTGTTTATTCGGCCACACTCTGTATCTTAGCCTTTCGGGAGGACGAGACATGAAGCATCTCCGGGTATCAAAACAAATACTGATACAAGGAGGTGCCGATATAGATCTGTTGACGGGCTTTAACACCTCAGTCCCAGAGGTAATGCGTCACTATACGTATAACCAAAAAGGAAAATTAGACGTCGTATATTCGATTATATGCAATATGCAGTCAATAACACTATTCTCTCGTGAGCAGTTGCTTGATCTCAGCACTGCAATAAACAATATCTTAAATTACGAACAAAAAGAATCTGAATCCAATGAAAGAAAAAAATGAAACAGCAGTAGATAATGAGAAAAAGATAACAGATATCAGTATATATGTTGCTTCTCTCTCGTGTATATATACCCCAGCGAAGACTCCTGCAGACACAACGCACTGGTTTTCGACGGACGAAATCTTAAATGCGATCCGTGAACTTAATCCTGGTGCGGAGATATCTAAAGAACATATCTTTGACGCCATGCGGTCTGCTGGTTACGATTTTGCAAATAGACCTTGTGCGCAGGGGCTGGCATTTAAGTGGATGCTGAAAGAAAAATAATACCAGGACAACTTAATGTCCTTTGTCTCTTTACTGTCTGTTATTAAATTTGCTATGTAATTACATAGCAAGTTATGATAACAGACAGTTTAATTAAAAAGAAATTTGTGCATGATACCTTGAAGGATGGTATCAACAAAATATACGCAACGCAAGAGAATGTAGTGCGTACTAATTTTCATTCTCGCACAGGTCGCCTTCTTACTAGCCTATCAGCGCATAGCTTTGATGCCGAGCAGACTGGTGAATCATCAATCATATATCTTCGATTATTGCCATATTTACGATTTTTGGATATGCAATATCGTACTCGCAAGGATAAAATAGCGAAAGTAAAGCGCAGGAAACTCGCTTTATATAATCGAGTTGTCTGGGGGGTGCTCTATCACGAGACGTTCCCCACAATCCGATACGGATTAACAGACGAAGTTAGAGAGTCAATCAATCAGGATCTTAAACGAATATATAAGGAATAATATGGGAAAGCATTTATCAGAAGATACGATCAAGACTACTATTGAGATCAGTACAGCAAAGAGTGGAAAACTTATAAAGAAGGCTACCAGTGCTGGCGGTCGTCTGATTAATAAACTTCTGAATTTTATAGGCGAAGGTTCTCAATTGGCTGATCCGCATGCTGGTCTTATATATGCATTCGGAAATATGAACCAACCAGAACTGCTTGACAATTTAAGGAAGGCAACAAGGGGCGCTGTTAATGATTTTGATCTGATGAAGGCTGCCTTGCTGGCTAAGGAGTTCCGTATTCCTTTAAAGGATCTCGAGACTTATTTGCAATTCGCACAGTTAAAAGCACAGCACACAGGACAGAGCGTTGAATACATGATAGGATCAATCATGTTTGGTCTCGGTCATAAAAGTAAGATGTTTTTGGATGACCTCGGAATATCTGCAGCTGAAATCGATGAGAAAGTTGCTAAGACAGGTGATTTTACAAAAGCGGTCGCTGAAATCGTGTCAAATCAGATGAAGTAAGAGAGTCAATAAATCAGGATCTTAAACGAATATATAAGGAATAATATGGGAAAGCATTTATCAGAAGATACGATCAAGACGACAATTGAGATCAGTACAGCCAAGAGTGTTCAGCAATTGCACACCCTAGAACAGGCAACGAAAGAACTGCGCTCTGAAGAGAAAGCGAGAAAAAATAAGATGATAGAACTTGAAGCTGCAGGGAAAAAGAATTCGGAGGCTTATGTTAAGTTGTCTGCAGAGTGCAAGGACTACTCTAAGTCCATACGGGAAAATGAGAAAGAATTAAGTAGATTGCGTGGCGAGATGGATGTTAATGCAATGACGATGAATCAACTTCGCAAGCAAGCAAAGGATCTTCGCAAATCCCTTGATGATACATCGAAAGAAGCTAATCCTGAAAAATACGGTAGCCTAGAAAAGCAACTCAATGCGGTTAAAGGTCGTATGTCAGACCTGACTTCTACAGCCAAGAGCATGAAGGATGTTATGACGTCTGATACAACGATGGGATTTCTTGGAGGAGGATTAATAATGAAAGCTACAGATGAGGTCGGTAACCTTATTGAGAAGATGAAAGATTTTACATCTGAAGGTATAGAGATGGCTGAGTCTGCAGATGGTGTCACACATGCATTCGGAAAGATGAACCAACCAGGACTGCTTAACGATTTAAGGAAAGCAACGAAAGGTACAGTTAACGACTTCGATCTTATGAAAGCTGCCGTGCAGGCAAAAGACTTCCGTATACCACTTAAGGATTTAGGTACTTATCTGCAATTTGCACAGTTAAAAGCACAGCAGACTGGACAGAGCGTGGCATACATGACAGATTCCATCGTGCTTGGTTTAGGACGTAAAAGTAAGATGATCCTTGATAACCTTGGAATATCTGCAGCAGAAATCGATGAGAAAGTTGCCAAAACAGGAGATTTCACGAAAGCGGTTGCAGAAATCGTGTCAAACCAGATTAAAAACGCTGGAAAGACATACGTGTCTGCAGCTGATAGGGCATTGCAAAAAACCACAGATGTGACAAATCAACAATTAAGGATGGGACAGGCTTTGTTGGGTGCAAAAGAGCTATGGTCTGATGCATACGGAAATATGTCTATCTCAATTATGAAGGTAATAACATATATGGTTACCCACAAGCAAACAACGCTTTTACTGACAACAGCAATACTCGGATTCAACTTGGCTATGAGTGCAACTAATCTTAAAGTTAAAGAGTATATTGTTTCGTCGAAATTAGCGAAGTTGGTTACCGCAGCGTGGCAGACAACGATGACAACATTCCGAGGGGTCGCATTGCTGTTTTCTGCTGCATTTTCATTTATCACGGGCAACACTCAGAAAGCTACAGAGACAATGAAACTATTCAACGATACATGTAAGGCTAATATATATGTACTCGTTGCGACAGCGGTGCTGGCATTAGCTGCAGCTTTCGTATATTACGTAAGCAAGTCGGAGAAGGCACTCGATTTGAGTAAACAGATGGCTGCTACCTTTAAATCTTTGCGAGACATATCAGGGCAAACACGGCAAAAACTAGCTCAGGACATGACAGATATAGCTAAGGCTTCGAATGATACTGTAGTTAGTCAGACGACAAAGATTAAATTATTGACAAAAGTTATAAATGACAATAATCAGACTAATGCGAAAAGGAAAGAGGCGCTCGATGAGATAAAAAAAATTGTTCCTGGTTATCATGCGCAAATAACGGCTGAAGGAAAGCTGATAAATAACAATACGTCAGCCCTTAACAATTATATTAAAGCTCTGAAAAAGACGGCTCTGGAACAAGCGATTGTTTCTAAGATGACCGATATTGCTAAAGGAGAGCTTAACAATCAATTAGATAGAACTCGTAAACAAGGTAATAAAAATTATGTCGTTAACCAAGCTGCTGGTCTGGGTATTAATCTTAATAAACAGAGAGTCGTTGCCGTCAAGACAAAAACTGTAGAAAGCGACCCGGACCTTGGAGCAAGGACTGTACTGAAGAATGTGTATAAGGTTGTTGATAAGTCTACTGGTAAGTTTGTCCAAGGTCTAGAAGATGTAGGTGAGCGTGCGAAAAAGTTGCAGGACATCTATGATTATAGAGTGCTAGGAATTCAGCAGAATGATGCAATCACAAAGCAGAACAACAGCAGAAATAATCAGTTAGAAAGATTTGCTGCTAACAAGGGGCTTAATCTTGTCAATACAGTGAAAGAAACCGCTAATTCATCTAAGGCTGCGAAGGTAAAGAAAAACACTGTTGATAAGGTCGGCAAGGAGCAGAAGGCGGTATATAATAATGATAGGAAGAAGGAACTTGATGAAGAAGATGCATCTTATCAGCGAAGTTTGACAGCCTTGACGTCAAGTCTCGTTGAAAAGAAAAAGACGCAAGAAGAATATGATGCAGAGGTAGCGAGTTTAGAACTACTACATGCGAAAAAGCGACTAGATATCGAGTCTGAGTATTCGGAAAAATCAAAGGATCTTAAAATTAAGGATGGTAATGATAAACAACGAATAGTAAATGCCCAGCAAGCTAATCTGGACGACGCAAAGAAAAGTTATGATGAAAAGCAACTTGCTGCAGAGAAGAACTTTTATGAAGCGATGCAGCAGCTTAATGAAGCATCGCTGACAGACGAGCAAAGAAAGGCGAAAGACTATAAATTACAGCTCGCTGCCCTCGACGCATACTATCAGACATCGCTAGAATACGCTAAGGAAAATGGACAGAAGGAAGTTGATATAACTGCTGCATACGAGGCTGCGAAGGCAAATATAACAAATCAGCATCAGCAACAGAAACTGCAAGAACATCAGCAATTGATGCAACAATACGGAATCAGTAATGTACAGCAGGAGCAGCAAACAGACCTGAATGAACTTGATAAGAATAAAAATAAAATGTCGGATGATGAGTATCAGAAGGCTAAAGATAACGTAAATGCTAAATACGACGAAAAGCACGAGCAACTACGTCAGCAGTATGGACTTGCGACAGATCAAGAGATATATAACCAGGAACTCCTTGCACTTAAGCAACACCTTAATAACAAAGAAATAACCGAGGAAGAATATGAGAAGGCTGTCTCAAATATGAAGAGAGAAAGTTGGAAGTCTCAATTCGATTATTACCAGGGGCTATTTGGTGGAGCCGTCAATGCACTCATGCAGGCTGAAGAATCGAATGTCGACGCAAAATATGATGCAGAGATACAAGCTGCACAGGGCAATAGCGAAAAAGTTGAGCAGTTGGAAAAACAGAAGGCGAACGAAAAGCTGAAGATCCAGAAGAAGTATGCTGACGTGAACTTCGCCATGCAGGCTGCACAGATTGTTGCGAACACGGCAACGTCAATCATGAAGGCATATTCTGATATGGGTCCTATTGCAGGATCTATTGCTGCAGCTTTAATGGGTGTGACGGGAGCTGCTCAGTTGTATGCTGCGAACCAGGAACGACAGAAAGTTAAACGAATGACTCTTCAGAACACGGGTTCTTCTTCTTCAACTGCAGGTATGAGAGTCGCATCTGGTAGAGAAGAAGGTGGTAGCATTGATGTCGCTAGAGAACAAGATGGAAAGCTGTTTCATGCACAATATAATCCTAACAAGCGAGGATATGTAGATCATCCTACCGTGATAGTTGGCGAAGGTCCTGCTGGGCGGAGTAAAGAATGGATTGCAAGCAATGCAGCAGTTAATAATCCAACTGTGGCACCTGTCTTGAATGTTATCGATCAATACCAACGTGCTGGAAAACTACAGATGCTTGATTTGAACAAATATCTGGTTCAGAACAATAAGGGATTTGCTGCAGGAGGTAGTATTGATACTCCAATTGCACCTTCTGCAGGCATTAATGTCGCTAGTACGGCTGAGTCGGCTGTAATTAACGAGACGCTAATGTTGCTAAGAAAGATAAACGAAGAGGGTATACCTGCATTTGTCGCTTTATCGAATATCGACGCAAAACAGACACTAAGAGAGCGAACACGTAATTTTGCAAAAAAATGAAAATAAATAACATTGCTAAAAATGAGGCATACGAGTTGCCTGAAGGAGCTAAAATAGAGGTTGAACGTACTAATCCGTTTTTGAACGAATACGGAGAAACGACGACACCTTTAGATATGCCTGCAAGTGAAAAGAATAGGCGTTTACTTGACTATCCAGATACATTTGGACGGAGCGAGAAGATGAAGGCTGTTGATGCTTCAATTCAGGATGGAGAGTTTTTTACTCAGTGTCGGCAGGTAGTATTGTCAGCACAATATAACGGTAATATATCAAGTTCATTTTATCTTAACGATGGTTCTTTTTATTCTAAAATACAGAGCGTGAAGTTAAAGTCTTTGTTTAAGGATAGGTTCGTGGAAAACTTGAACACGGTTGATGAATGTATTCAGTTCTGTCGTTCGCTCCGCTCTGGTAATAATGATAAGTATGCTATATTCCCAGTTCTGCTGACAGATGATTCTGGAATCGGATCTGGATGGAATTTTAAAATAATGAATGCGTACGGAAAATTGAGAGATTCAGGAACTAAGACAGTATGGAAGTTTATTGATGGACAGTATCAAGAGGTTGGCGTGCCTTCATTTTCAGCATTCTACCCTAATGATTCTTCTGCAGATTCTGATTTCTACAATGCAGTTCAGCGCACAGAATATGTTAATAGCATACCTATAACCTTACAACCAGGATACTACATATCTCCATTTATAAAAATTTCATATCTATTAAAGGAAGTCTTTAAGTATTACGGATATACCCTTCAGGACAATTTTTTCACGACGACCGCACCCTTCAAGGATATGGTCATTATTAATAATGTCATCGATGTGATGGTTAATGGGCACATCAGGATGGAAGATTTACTCCCCGATGTAACTGTAACAGACTTACTCTCTGTTTTTCGCAAGAAATTCTGTTGTGAGTTTGTCTCTGATGAAGGACAGCATACCGCTAATATAATATTCCTTCGTGATGTAGTAAATGGCAAGGCTTACACGGATTTAACACACTCTATGACCGAGGAACCTACACTGTCTTATAAGGCGGAGAAAGACTATAAGCGAATCGTATTAACATCTAAGACTCAGGTAGATAGTGAGGCGACAGATAGTTTTGATGATTTCTCCGACATGATCGCAAAAAATACGACAGCATACTTTAATAATGTTGATGGCTGTTTCTATAAGGATGGGTACTCAGGTAATTATCTTGTAATAACCAAAATAGGGGAGTGTTCGCAATCTTACAATACAGGCGAAGATACAGAAGAGCAGCAGGTTGAAATTCCAGAATGTATTCCCGAATTCAGACAATTATTTATCTCTGTGTCAGTCGATAATGACACAACAGTGAAGTATGATTTCGGGACATATCTGTATATAGGAAAATACAATACTCTTAATTCGAGCATGGTTGTTGCTGGCAAAGATGAAGAAACAAATACTGACGATGCGAATGTATTGCCGACAATGCTTGCCTTTGCGTATAATTCAGGTAATCTACCAGTTGGAACTATATCATGCTATGATATTTATGCTGAAGGTACTCCTCGAATATTCGACTATGCACTATATTATGCTGGAGAGTTCGGAATCTACGAGAAGTTCTACCGTGACTACGATCTTCTGCTACGTAATTCGTTACAAGAACTAAAAGTAAAACTATTACTCAGTCAAAGCCAGAAGATGAATCTTCCAGCTCATGCTAAAGTAGTGATAAGAGGAGTCGCATTCTTTATGAATAAGCTAAAATTCACGTTGGGGGGAAAGTCAGAACCTTCTGAGTCTGAATTCGTGACGGTAGGTTTGTCTACTCCGATTAAGATGGCTAAAAAGATGGTTGAATTCTTTCCTATGATGTCTTGTGAATACGAATGGTATGGATGCGAGACTCGTGTACAAGTGAGTGAAGATGATTACAATAATTCAGGATTAGACCAGGATAGAACATTCACAACAATTTATCCACCTATTCCATCCGCTAGTCAGGTTGGACTAAAATATGGAATTCAAAAATCTTACACGTCCGAGAAAATAAGACATGCATCGTTTTGGAGGCATAGTAAATGGACTTATACACTAACAACAGTATGGCTAGAATGTCGCAAAAAGGTATAAGTTTGTCCTTTGTCTATATGCTGTCTGTTATTAAATTTGCAAAAAAATAATAATATGGATATATTACTTCAGCCCGATGCGCTCAGTCTTGTAGGCTCTATGAGTAACTTCATAATATACTCAGAGTCGGATGTTGTGTTCATAATAAAAGACCACGACAGCAATAGAGTGATCGTGCAGCACACATACAATCCTTCTGATACTAATCGTGTAGAGGTTAACGTTAAGGATATCATCCAGCCTCTGCTAACATTTGACATGCGTGACAGTAGTGTTGCATGGCAGCAGACGAGTATTATTAAAAAGTTTGATGTAACTGTATATGACGTTGTAAAAGAAGGTGTTGCATCGACGACAAAGAATGTAAGTTTTGATGTTATCAGGGCTGGTGTAGATCATTTTGCAGATTCTGCAGAGAACTTTCTTACACAGAATTTCCTCACGTGGCAGCCGAACATGAAGGCTGTTACATACTATAGTCCAGAATACTTAACATATTATGCAGTTGTTGCTGCAGTAGTTAAGTGTAAGACTTATATTAATGGACAAGAGGCAACGATAGCTCTTGCAGATTTAGCTGCAGGAACGTGCTGGACTATACCAGTTACTTATTCGGTGGTAGCTGGACTGGCTAAAGATCTGCCTGAATATTACGATATCTGGGTAGAGGACGCACAGGGTTCTAGGTTGACCTATATACAAAGATATTTTGCTTCAGACATTAAAAGCGAAGATGAAGAATGGTTCTTGTTTGAGAATTCTCTGGGTGGCGTTGATAGTTTCCGTGCGTATGGAGACAATCAAATGACTGCAGAACATACACACAACATCGCTGAGATAGAGGATGAGTCTGAAGAATACAGAGTAGACACGAATAGGAAGCATAAAAAAAACACTGGCTTTATCAATAAGAAGGAACGTTTGTGGCTGCTTGATTTTTTCCCTTCGTTAGCCAAATATGTGTATGCTGGTTCGGCACTGCGCAGAATAACAGTTACGGAATCTGATGCTAGTTATACCTCATCAGACACACCGTCTAGTTATTCTTTCACTTACAAATTATCTGATACAAATCCATACCTTAATCTTCCTCGCACTGATATTCCACAAGGTGCGATGGATATAAAAGTTCCAGATGTTGGTTCTTTTACAATCGCCCCACGGCTGGTTGAGTTCCCTCGACAGACTCTCAGTGGTGGGGCACTTTTCCCAGTTCAGAATCCTTATTCGGAGAACTGGGCAGTAACAACTGCTGCAGCATTATTCACGTTCATCGTCAGTCAGTTAGAGGCTAACTACGCCAATAACGGACGAATAGGACATACTCACCCTAATATAGACTTATTGAATGGGCTGTCTGTATTAGAAGGATATCTGCTGTCTGATGGTAATAAGATAAAGGCATCGTTTGCTGATGATGTTGCTGAAGCTTCTGCGACTCTGAAAAAGTTTCTTCGCAATGATAAGGACGGAGAAGTTAATGGTGTTATCGATTTTAAACAAGGGCTGAAGATTGTAGGCAAGGCTATTGCTGCTATAATAACATCTAAAGATGCAACAGCTGCTGCAGATACGAATATATATTCTGCATTAAAGGCTTGTGCGACATTTCTCAGAAAGGATCAGGAAGATTCAACAGAGTTCCTGGTTAAATTGCTTGGAGGTATTATCACTGATTCTATCAAATCGAAAGATTTCATGCAAGGACTGCTTGGAAGTGGCTTTGCAATGTTTTTTGACGAGAACAATAAATCTTATCTGCAGGTTGATAAGTTGGTTGTTACGGCGAAGGCAATTTTTGCCAGCTTAGAACTACGCAAACTTTCTTTTGTAGGAGGTAATTTTATTTTTTCAGCATCCGGAGCTACACTTACAAAAGTTGAAGAGATAAGTACAGGCTGGAGATGTTATATACATACAGACGACGGAACTACAGCAACAGCGAATATGTGGGCTGTCGGAGACATGGCGAAATGCCAGACTTTTAATATTAAGCCTGGTGTGTATGATAATGTATCTAATCGGTATTGGTGGAGAAAGGTAGATGCAGTTGGTGACAATTATATAGATATATCAGCGACAGACCATGATACTTCTGTAGCCAACGATGCACCTCAAGTTGGAGATGTCCTGGTTCAACAAGGAAACAAGACTGATCCTACACGACAGAACATGATTGCGATTATGACCGTTGGTGAGGAAGCACCAGCAATTATACAATATATAGGTATAAACGATTATGATCTTACTAGTCATCGACGCATCACAATCAGTCCCAAGGGTAATAAGATAATTGCAGATTCATATATTGTTGAAATTGATGGTAAGCAAGAGACTTTGGCGACAGTTGCTGCTCTGAAGGTACTGTCTGACAGTATAACCACTAGCGTGACATCTATACAAAAAGATTTAGCGAGCAAACTTAATTCAAAAGGAACATGGGTTCCTGGTTCTTATCAGGCTAATAATCTGGTTACATTCAATAATCAGATGTTCGTTGCCCTAATCGATAACAGTGATTGTCCTATCGTACCACTGACAGATGAAAACGGGGATTATCTTGTTGATGAGAATAATAATATTATTGTTCCTACTGACGAAAATGGGCATGTGACTTATAGTAGTTCGTGGAAGCCGTATTCTAGTAATGAGGGCGTAGAGGATAATATAAAGAACTTAAAGACAGATACCTCTGCCACGTTTAAAATAATGTCGGACAAAATTGATAGCAAAGTTGCATCAACAACGTTCGATGCCTTAGGAAAAACTGTGAGCGAGCATTCGTCGGAGATATCTCAGTTCCCGAATAAAATTACGGAATCAATATCAGAATCTGTAGAAGAGAATGGTGTTATATATAACTCCGTGACATCTTCATTTGGCTTGGACGGAAATAAAGTCAAACTGTTCGGAAAAGAGATTGATATATCTGGAGCAGTTGTTTTTTCAAATCTTAGTAATGAGATCAATGGGCTGCAGAACCAGATAGATGGTGAAGTTGATTCTTGGTTCTTTCAAGTGGATCCTACTACCAGTAATGCGCCAGCTTCAGAATGGACCACGGATGAATTAAAACAAAGGCATGCAAACGATACATACACTAATACAGATTCTGGAGCAAGTTGGAAGTGGGTACTGACTGGTGGAGTATGGGGATGGACTGTTATTGGCGATACTGCAACACAAAAGGCTCTTGTGAACGCAGCTAAGGCACAGGACACTGCAGATAGCAAACGTAGAACATTCACAGACCAGCCAACAGCTGACAGCGTCTATGATATTGGTGATACTTGGGCGAATGCGACATACGGAACAATATATACGAATGATTTGCTTGTATGTAAGACGGCAAAGGCTAAAGGTGCTGCGTTTGATATTGCGCATTGGCAGTTATCAGGTAATTATACTGATGATACAAAGGCGAATGAAGCCCAGAAAACGGCGAATGAAGCCTTAAAATATCGTGATACATTTGCAACAGGCTTAGGGTTCGCAAGTTACGAAGATATGCAACAGGCTGCGGAACTTGGCAAGACAATTATTGATAACGGATTCATCAATACAGAATTAATTAAGGTAGCAGAAGTAGTTGCAAGAGGTTTGATAGCACAGCAGGTAAGTGCTGTTACATTGCAGACCCTTCACAATACTGGTGAAGCGTATGTTAATATACAGAAGGGTATGATAGATATCTATGGAACAGTAGCACGCAATATACAATTTGGTGTGAATGACCAGGGAATGGCTGTGTTGAAGTATTTTAACAACGATGGAGTCAATCTATATGATCTAGGACCAAATGGTATGGATACAAAGAATCTACAGACTGCACAATGGCAGGAGATACAATATGTTCGAGTACTAAGCATGATGCAAGCTGTTCCTGCAGAGGGAATGGTTAGCTCGGAGAATGCATCAGTTTTGTTCAGATTGAACACGACATGGAATTTGACGAAGCTATATATATATCATGCTGGTAAGATTAATAATACGATAGTAAGTGATTCTGCGAATGGATTTACAACTGCAGCAGATGCAGCAGCTGCAAATGGTAAGATCTTTACAGACAAGCATGCAGGTTATCTGGCTTATGATACCTATACAGAGAACAATAGTAGTCACATGATTACAGGTGCAGATGTAATGAAAGAATATAGAGTTATACAAAGCGGAGTGTCAACAACTTATTTTTGGCGATGCTCACTTGAAACGTTTAACATGATTAACGGTAATTATTAAATTTAAATATTATGGCTGGTACAATTAGAAAAGAGAGTGAAGTTAATAAGGTAACCACATTAGCAGATACAGACAATGTACGTATAACATTAGCTAATGGGCAGAGCGGAAGTATAAAGAAGAGTGATCTCATGCCGATTATAAGAGATGAGATAGGCAAGCTATTAGGAAACTCCGATGCTTTGTCAAAATTTACGAATGTCCTTGTAAATAATGGAACGACACTTGGAAAGGCAACTATTGAGAACCTTGCATCAGTTGTGTCGGGAAAGAATATTATATATCATATATCCTATTGATATCAGTTCGTCTGATATTTAGATATACTTGCCTTATATTTCTGGACCTGGTATTAACATTAAATTAAACTATGCCAGGGATGGATTATTCTGCTATTGTATTACTTCAAACTTATGCTGGAAGGAATAGGAGCTTGTACTTGTAGATTGTTAATGAGGGCCAAATTTCAAACAGTCAGCTAATGGTATCTTTAGAGATAACAGGTAGAGATCTCTTATTTACAGTTAACGAACGCTACATCCTGAAGCTAATTTTAGTTGATAAAATGTGCTAATACTTGTTTAATTATAATATTTTATATCAATGATAGATTATAAACATCAACAATCAACAAATTGGGGGATTATGAATAATGCTCATATCAGATGTTACCCAATACATTGTATTTGTACATGAGCAATACTGAGTAATTTTAACAATAAACATTAATTTAATATCCATTATAAAAACTTATTCCAAAGCATTCCAAACCGGGTCTATGACTTTTATAATTATTTCGGCACTATTCACAAATATCTGTGTTCTAAAAGTCCTTGTGATGCAGTTCTATCAACAAGCTTCATATTACACGCTATATATGCTTATTTCTAGACATTAAGTCTTACAAATATTAGGATCTGCTTATTGTTCATTATTTACAAAAAAAAGGTATGTGGCAATTGTATTTTTAACTCCCGACACAACTATAACAACTATAACCTTAATATGTCCTTATCAGTAATCATATATGCTTACTGATAAGGACACTTTTTAGAATAAAGTCAAACGATCATGTTTTTGCTTTGTAAATTCAAATTTTGCGAGATGTAAAAATCTTATCAATAACCTTGCCAACATCATTAGCTTTTAAATCCATATAATTCCTAGTTGTATCACTTTTGGTGTGATTAACAATATTCATTAGAATGGGCAGTGATACGCCTTTTTTTGCGAGTATAGAGATAAAACTGTGTCTGGCGAGATGCCAATGGAGTGGAGTCTTTATTTTGCATTTCTGACCTAATATTTTTAAGTATCTATTAGTATCGCTATTACTTCCAACATCCGCTAACTGTTCGATGTTTCTATATTTTTGAATTAAATCAAGTCCTTTTCCCTTAAATAAAGAATAAAGAGGTATTTTCGCAAAACCGCCAGTCTTGAGGGTTTCTTTTATTAGCCAAGTATTACCATTTACTTGTTTAATGTCTGAAGTTCTCAGCGTAACTAAATCAGAGAAACGAAGTCCTGTATAACAAGAGAAAAGGAATAAATCACGTACGTGTTCAGCCTTTCCTGATAACTCTATTTTTTCAAGTTTTGAAATTTCAGTCTCGGTAAGTGACTCCTGTCGATGTGTCATTTCACCAATTACAATGTTTTTAAAAGGATCCTTTGTGATAATTTCTCGTCTCAGAGCTTCATTAGTCAGAAAGTGCAAGTTTCTTAACCTTCCTATAACGCTATTACGCATTAATCCTTTATCGATGAGAAACTTCCGATATCGCTCAATCCAATCGTATGTGATATCGGATATAGTGACAGACTTATCAAACCTGTCGATATCTTTTATCGTTGTTCTATATGCTTCTTTTGTTGCGTTACGTCGCTTGGATTGTTCGACAAATGCATGTTCTAAATCCGATAATGTAGCGGTCGGATGGACATTATTCTTACACGCTTGCTTAATTTTTGCTAAGGTAGGTTCTTGCCCCTGTTTCCATATATCTATTTCTAGCGTTTCAATCTCGATAAGTTTTTCTCGCAAGATTGCATTATACGCATGAGAAAACGGAGAGTTTATAACTACTCCAGAGGACCATTCACTAGGTTCTATGTACATATTCGTTGTAAGGAACATTCTTTTACCATATTGTCTACACTCAATTTGAATTAATCCTTTACCGTCTTTATTAAGTTTACCACTACGATTAAATGTTAAATGATACTGTATTTTTTCTATTTTCACGCTTATATATATAATGTATTAATTTTTTTTGTATTTTTGAAGATATAAATATTTAATTATGGAAGCATTTTATAATAAAAACATTGATAAGTGGTGGAATGGAGAAACAACTCTTGTGAGAGAAAACTTAGATCCATTGTACGGAAAGATAACTGAGGCTGATGCTATATCTGCAGGATACGTTAAAATGGCTAAACCTGATCCTGTAATTCAAGCTCCTACAGAACAGGAAAAAGCACGTATTCGTATGTTAGAAATAGAAAAGATATTAGCCAAAAAGGACTATCTCACATCAAAAGAACTTGACGGTGAGGATATGACGAAATATGGGGACTACAAAGAACAGCGCAAAGCATTACGGGCAGAGCATCGCACGCTAGAAGATATAGTAAATGAAAAGTAGGTATTAATATACCTACTTTTTTTATATTATAGCACACCATGATAATTCATCAATAATTTATTTGCCTCTTTCAGATCCTTGGGCGTATAGATATCGGTAATCAAGATTGAAGAGTGTCTAGCTTGATCACGAACACTCAAGATATCAGTATTAGCACGCAGCATATTCGTTATGCCTGTATCCTTCAAGGAATAAAACTTATACTTAGTTGACAAATTTAAGTCCTTCCGAAGATGATTATGCCAATAATCTCTGAAAGATTTTTCGGATCGATAAGTATCTCCGGGTCTGAAGTTCGTACTGAATAGATAATATTGACTGGGACGGTCAAATATATGCAAGTCTATCATTAATTTTAGAACATGCGCTGGAAGAGTCAATACAGCATCATTGTGATTTTTAGTTTGGTCTCCATGAAGATATACTGTTTGCCGTTTGATAGAGAAGTCTCCAACCTTAAGGTAAGACATTTCCTTTGGACGAATAAAAATATAATGTAATATGTAACAAGCGAGTAGATAGTATCTATTGTTTTTTTCAAGATAGTCATGTATGTCCTGAAGTACTTCATCAGGGATAACATCTCTATTTTTAAGTTGCTTACTTCTATCTACGCAATTATAAGTCTCTGTAGGATCTGCAGATATATATCCTCGTTGTAGAAGATACTTCGCAAATGATTTTAACCAGGACAAATAGTTATTCCTGGTTCGCATCGTGTTGTTTCTGTCAACGAATACGTAATCAAGAAATTTGCCAACTATAAATTTATCAAACTGATAGGTATAGAATAGATTTATGTTATTCTTAGAGATCCATTCCAACAGAATGTTAATACGTGATATATAAGATGTGACGGTTTCTTCTCTCATATTTTGTTCCTTCAGCATTTTGAAAAGATAACTCTTATATTTGAGAGCAACTTCAGAGAACTCACTATACTCAAGAGATAGTGTTACCGTAATCCACGGATTCCAACCATTCATAAGTTTCTCAGTAATGTTCCGCATAAGATTATCTGCATACAAACGCTGGTTGCGCTTACCTTTTATTTTTCCAACCATAAATTTTTTGATATGCATTTTACCTATAGCTGGGTCAAAGGCACTTACAGATACATAAGCTTCAGAGGCTTGATGAAATACAGGCGGTTTCCAGCCTATAACTTCCTGCGATTTTGGGTGGTTTAAACAAATTTTTTTTGGCAT